TTCTGCTCCTGAACAACCAAGTGAAATAGAGGATGTTTGGAAGGGTGTTATGAGCATTTCAAATAGAAAACAAATATAACAAGGAGCCCTAAATGGCAAATTACAATCAAGGAATTGTGAATGTTGGCGATCCGGGTACAGCCTCTTCAGGCTTTCATACTCGTAGACTGTTCAATTTCTCAGACCGTGTAGCGGAGTTGGCCCCAGATGAATCACCTTTTTTCGTGTATCTCTCTAAGGTAGCTAAAGTTCCTACGGACGACCCTCAGTTCCGATTTTTAGAAGATAGAACTAAGATTTCTATGACAGACAGAAGCTTCGTACTTGATGGAGCTCATTCAATTCCTGCGGCTGGTTCTAGTCTTACATACACAGTTGAAGAATCAGCAGGTAGTGAAACCTCAGTAGATTTCCTAATTAAAGGAATGGTTTTTGCTGTAGGTTATTCAGAGACTAATTCTCCTGAAACAATGATAGTGCGAATAGAGTCAGCACCTGTAGATAATGGTTCTGATACTAGCTTTGTTGGTAAAACTATCTCATCTGTTGATGGAGCAGAAAGTAGTGTAGGAGATACAACAAAGTGTCAAGTTATTGGTACATCTTTTGTTGAAGGTTCTGGAGCAC